CGCCGATGAATGCATCTCCTTCCTGTTCGTTGAAGTCCATAGATACCTCATCCCCAAGCCAAGCTGCAACGTCAAGCCGCGCATCGTCAAGCATTTCCTGTGTAATAGCCGGGTTTGCATACAGTTCTTTCGTGTTAATTATGATCTGTCTCAATGTCGGGGTGTCGGTTTCTGCTCTGCTACCTTTTTCCGCTACCCATCCGGCATCACTTACGCCCTGGCTTACAAGTTTTTTGTATTCACTTGTGCCTATGCTGCGCACTGTGCATATCCGGCGCATCGCAGATACGGTTGTCGCAATCCTGTCAATGGTTGCTTCCATCTCCTCGGGCACAAGGAATCCGCCGTCGGGGTCAGAAAGGGTTGAAAGGCTTGCCTGAATCTGCAAGTCTTTAAGATCACCCTCAATCCCCTTACGGAACCATGTATCAAATGCTTTTGCATGGGCTTTTTTAATTTTTGCGTTAGGGTTGGTATCACCACCGCCTGGGAAATCCATTTTAGCAACGGCTGTTTCAATGGCCTCAAGCTGCTTCTTCATCTCGGCCATCTTAGAAAGGTCAGCGCTTATCTTGTCTACTTTTTCCGCAAGGACAGGATCGCTTTTACCTTTTTCGAGTTCCTTTATCCTCAAATCATTTGCGGCCTTAAATTCTTCAAAAGACTGGCCTATTGTTTCAATCATTTCTTTTAAATCTGGCATGTTAAATACCTCCTTTTATGATTTTGATTACCTTTTGACATGCTTCAACCTCTGCTTCGTTTTGCGCACTAACAGCCTTCCAGCCTCCCGCAAGTATGGCCTGTGCTTTATTCTTAGAAAGCCCTGAATCCCTCAAGACCTTCTCAATCTCTCTTTCTGTTGGTTCTTGATAATTGTTATCTTTAGTTAAATATTCCGGGCAATTTGCAAAGATTGAAAGGTCAAATGCCGCCTTTGCCGTGCCCTTACCGTCAATAATTGTATCGACAAAGCCTTTTTCTTTGGCTTCTTTTGCCGTCATCCATGTTACTGCCTTCATCATTTCTTTGATTTCTTTCTTGCCGACATTGGAGTTAGCAGCGTAAATGTCAACCATGTTGCTATCTATCTTCTCCAATAAGTCTGCTATTTCTCGTAAGTCGTACTGATTGCCAACGGTATAAACATGGCTGTTGTGCATCATCATCATTGCGTTTTGATATGCCTGTACTTCTTTCCCCGCCATCGCAATAAATGAAGCTGCCGAGGCCGCAAGAGATTCAATGCGTGTGGTTATTTTCGATTTATGGGATTGCAATGCGTTGAAGATCGCCATAGCATCAAACACATCCCCGCCGGGAGAATTTATTCTTACCTTGATTGTACTCGATGTTATGCCATTTAACGCTCTGACAAATTCACCGGCATCGTTAAAGGGCCAGCCGATAAAATCATAAATCATTATCTCTGCTTCATCATCGGCCACAGCTTCGATTTTGTACCATTCGGGACGGTTCAAGGGTTTGCCGTATAATTTGGCCACCGCCTCGGCGTTTTTGGCATTACGATAGTTGAATTTCACTCCTGCACCCCCTGGCCCTGTTGTTTAGTCGTACTCGTTCTTGTTTTGTATACGTCTCCCCCTTTATAGGGGTTCATATCTAATACATCACGGCATTCGTTGGGGTTCATAATTTCCTTGTCGATGGCAACTGCAAACCCTTCCATCTGGTCTTTGAACGCCCCGCGTAAAAGCCCGCGCATCTCGAACTTTGCATAATATTTTTTCCTTTCCTCTTCCGTCAAAAGGTCTTTCCTGATTGATTGTTCATAATTGCGGCAATCAGGAGACACGCCCATCGTGGAATAATTAATCATAAACTGCTCTGCACTTGCGTATGTCGGGGTTTTATCGCCTGACTGTATAAGCATAAGTGGAACACGAAAAAGACCGCATATATCGGATTCGTTCATCTTCATAATTTCGAGATATTGAGCATCAACGAGCTTTATTGTTGGAAATGTTATGTCCATGCCTTCATCAAGCAGCATAAAGTTTTGGTCTGTTTTGAGAGCTTCGTATTTTTCCTTTAATACGGCTTTCAGGTTTGCGTTACCTTGTGCGCTCAAAGAAAGGGGATGCTTAACAATGGCACCAGGTTGAAGCCCTCTCCCAAAATACTTTGTAAGGAACTTCTCACTTGCCAGCCCAAGACCTATTGTTTCTCTGGAATACTGGATAGGATTAACCCCTGTATAACCGTCAAGGGTAAGTAGCCCACGTATATGCATAACCTGATCTTGCGACAAGGTTTTTAATTCTCCATTTTTTAAGCGTATGGTGTAAGTTACTGAATAATCTTCGTTTTGTTCAACTTTTTCTATTTTATCCCAGTTAATAGGAATGAGTTCTTTTATTGGTCTGCCCGGTAAGCCTGATTTATAAGCAAGAAAGTTTCCACGTAGGCAGACATATGCTTCAACCATCGACCAGAATAATGCAGAGGTCATCCATGAATTAGGCTGGTTAAGGAGCTTGTCATACAGGTAAAAATCTTCAGCTTTTTCCTTCATCTCTCCTTGCTTTGTCATAATGTGACAGGGCAAGGACGCCATCGTTGCAGCCCTGACACGCACACACTTTTGAACAGTTGCAAGGCGCAGCGCGGTATCACTGCTTACGGATATGCCGCTTGAGGTCATTCCACCGCCGTATGTGTCGATTATCAGCTTTTGCAGCTGGTGACTATTCATTGCTTGGGGACGCTTTAGCCTTGATATAATGCCCATTTATGCCTTATCCTCCATCAAATAGCCGATAATCATAAGCAGCAGTCCCGCCACACTATACCCCAGCCACGGACGCAACAAAAAAAGGCCATATCCCAGAAGGGCAAGGCCGCCAAAAACGAAAACATCCCGCATATCAAAGGCGTGTTGTGCCCTTGTTACCCAGGACTTTATGGTTGGGAATAATTTAATCAATGCCGGTTATTAGCCTCACATAATTATGTTTGCACCTTTTAATTACACTGCAATTTTCATATCTATGATAAGTTTGACAAAGAATTTCGGGGAGCGCAAGGTACTAAAGTACACTAAAGTACACTAATGTCACAGTTTTTTACTTTTGTTTATTTTTTTTGAGAGAAAAAAGGGGTTTTACTGGTCTGTTTCTTTGATTATTATATTTTCTAATGCTTCTCTTGGGACTCTTAGCATTTTGCCAACTTTTACGGCCTCGATCTTGCCTGTTTCAATCCAGCGGTAAACCGTCCGCCTGTTAATCGAGAAGTAAATAGCCACTTCATCGGGCCGGTAATAATCTTTTTTTGCCCAGGTTGTCATTACAGGATCATCCTCGCTTTCATTTCCTCTGCTGTAAGGCCGTCGTAGGCGGATTTAGCCCTTCGAGGGGACGGGTTTAACGCCATCAGCGCCACCGCGTTAAACGTCGCCATCAACGGGTCTATCTTCCCTGTGCCGCTTGCCTGTTTGGTAATTAATATTGCGTTCCCCTTCGGTTCTACACGGGCGTTACCGACACACCATGTCATAAGTGGCTGCCCCCCGTGGGTGACTGTCTTTTCAGCAACACGGCGCTCGAGGGTCTTAATGGCCCCGGAAAGCCGCCACCCCTGCGGAATGCCGACAACGCGGTCATGCTCAATGCCCCGCGCCTGAACTTCATCAACGATGTCACCGATGCCGACGGGATCAACGCCGATCCGGTCAAGCAGCCCCGCGTTCTCGCACTGCATGACAATATCCCCGACTTGCTGAACGTCCTGGCCGATCTCTTCCACGATAATCAAGTCGCCGTCTTTCTGGAAGTCCCTATACCGGGCCGCCTCCGATTTCCTACGTTCCAACGCAATAGGATTGCACCACGCCCGCGTGAATAGATACCAGCCCCCGGTTTCCGCGTCCCTGCCGATAACGGCAAGCCCCAAAAGGTCATCGAGGCCGCCGCCGTCAATGCCGATTACCACAACCTCGGATTGTTCAAGTATCATTTTAAGGGTTACTAATCCCGCCGCCTCTTCCCAAAAGTCCGCCCCGGCCCACCTGTGCGTTTTCAGGTTCATTCCCATTTCAACATTGAGATGTTTGGCGAGGAAACCGCGCATGGACTCTTCACCCTGTTCCTCTGCCTTCTTAAATTCCCTGATTATAAATTCTTCGTCAACGGACGCGCCCAGGTTTGGATTTGTGACATAGAACATTTTCGGATCAAGGTGCTGTTTTGTATCAAGAATATGTTTTGGAAACTCGTAGATGACGGGTAAGAAACGGTTATCGTCTATCCTCCCGTCCCTCACGCCCCTTGCATAATCAAGTTTCTGTTTAAACACGCCGGCCGGGGCTTCATCGGATTGTGTTGACAGCCATATTATGAAGCCTTCCGGCCTTGATGCAAGACCGCCACAAGCCTCACGGAGCATATTCTCAGCATTCGGTTGTTTCCCGAATAGCCAGCATTCATCAAGCAATATACCTGTCGCCTTTTTGCCGCCTACGGTCTCGTTATCGGCTGCAACAACTTTTAAAGTGGCGCCGGATTTCATGTGCGTTATTTGCCGTAAGTGGTTCTGAACATGCATTAAGTCAGATAGTTCCCTATCGGCATTCACCATGTCACGGGCAGGGTAGAAGCTGTTATTGGCGATCTCTACCGTAGGGGCGAGGATAAGGAACTCTGCTGAGTCTCTCCAATTACGGATTAGAGCAGTAAGCATAATGGCTGCTGCTGTGGTTGATTTGCTGTTCTTCTTTGATACGAGGAGAAAAAACTCCATGATAAGCCGCCGCCCTGCCTTCGTGTCGTATGCTCCGAATATGGACGCCGCAAAGTCAATCAACCAGGGACGCGCCACCTGGCCTATTGTTGGCCGCCCCAGAACGTCG